CGTCTCGGTGGCCTTCGCCGTCTGCTGCTGGGTCTTCTCCAGTTCACGGATGCGGCGGGCCTGCTCGCGGTTCGTCTTCCGCAGTTCCTTCACCCAGGTCGGGGCCTGTTCGAGCTCTGCTTCTTCCTGGGGCGGTGCCTCTTCCCCGATGGTCACCACGACCTCGTCAGCGCCCGCGTCGTCACCAGTGGACGTCTCGTCGTTGCCGGTATCGTCTTCTGCAGATTTGCCCTCAGCGCCTGCAGTGACCAAGGCAGCGGCCGCCGCGGCCTGCGCCTCAGCATCAACCACCACGTCTGTCACCGTTCCATCTGCCGTCTGTGTGCTCATTGCTGACTCCGTCTGAAATTACTGAACTTGCGAGCCCTGGATGCTTGGAGGAACCACGCGCGGACCGAGCTTCTGGATCGCCTCGATGGCAATGCGGGCTGAGTCGTTGTCCAGCTTGTGCAGGATCTCCAGCGTCTGGGCTCGCGACTTGTCGGCATCGGCCTGGCTCTTGATGGTGTCGGCCTGGGCCTTGGCGCCCTCGGCCTGCGCCTGGCCAGCAGCCGCCTCGAGGTACTGGTCCTGCGCCGATGGCTTCTGGCTGGCCTGCTCCTCCTGGAGCTCGATGGCCTCCTGATCGTTGGGCTTCACCACGCCCATCCTGATCAGCTTGCGCCTGAAGTAGCGGCGCACATCGCTGATGCCCTCGCCTTCCATGTTCATCATGGCCATGCCGCCGAGCACCTGTTTGGTCTCAGGGTCCTCGGTGAGTGACGCCATTTTGATGAGCGTGCGCACAGTGGCCGCGCGTTTCGTGGTGCTGGACGGACCGACCTCGACATTGACGTCGAACCTGGCGCGGCCCAGGTCATTCTGGTGATCGACCTCCGCTGTCTTCTCGTTGATGACCGGCTTCATCAGCTCGATGCGACTGAGCTCGCCCGACGTGCCGACGCCCTTCATGACGCGCCCCTCCTCGACGAGCACGTCCCTGGCCATCGACAGCCAGATCTCGCCGCAGCGCTTCACGGCCTTGGCCATGTTCGACAGGTAAATGAAGGTCTGCATGTCGACGCGGTTCTGGAACATGTCGGCCGTCTCGGTGGCGATGTTCGACACCACCTCCTCGGCCGCCTGCTGGTTGCCGAGCAGGTCTTTCATGTCCTCCTCGGTGAGCGCCAGCAGCGCACCCAGCGACGGCGGGATCTCCGGCGACTTCGTGTACGCGGTGGGCCCGATGACGTTCTCGTTGCCGTCCTTGTCGGTCACCGGGTTGATGAGCAGGTACGGGTAGTTTTTGACGTTGTCTTCGGACCACATCGTCTGGTGCCCGGCGATCTGCTCCGGCGAAAGGATGGGCTTCGACACTGACGACAGCGCCGAGATCTCGCCCAGCTTCGACAGCTGCATGTTCTTGAGGCGCTGCGCGTCCTTGGCCAGGCGCACATGCCCCATGCAGCGCTCGATGTTGTCGACGAACCAGCGCTTGCCGTACACCGGGATGATCGGGATGCAGCTACCGGCGATGATGCCCATGTCCTCGAGGATCTTGGATCCAGACATCAGGTACTTGTGCACCTTCTTCTTGACGACCTTCTTGACGCGCAGCTCCTTGGCGCCACGCGACGTGAGCTCATCGCGCTTGGTGGGGATGGTGGACTCGTCCTCGTCGCCCTCTGGCTCGCGCACTGACGCCTCGAGCTCGTCGTCACTGTAGCGCTGCTCTGTGCCGTCCAGCAGCTTCCAGAGATGCACGTCTTCGCGCTTCTCCACGATCTCGTAGTACTCGGCAACGTAGACCACGTCCGGCGTCGCCCAGTCGAACATGCCGGCCGACAGAATCTCCTTCGGCCACGACGCTGGATCGTCATTGAACTCATCGATGTATGCCTGTCGATCCTTCGAGATGAGCACCCAGCACTTCTTGGCGTCCGACTTGTCCTGCTTCTTCGAGTCCAGGTCGAAGAACACCGACGTGTCGGCGTCGTAGATCGGTTCGAAGCAGATGCGCTGTTTCTCGTTCTCCGGATCCTCGTCGTCCTCGTACCTGGTGCGCAGCCGCCAGGCACCGAAGCCACCACCCACAGCCTCCTCGAAGGCGTTGTCGTAGGCCTCCTCGGCGCCGGAGTCCATCTCGTCGGCCCGGTACAGGCCATCGCATGCATCGGCCAGCTTGTCGTCATCGACGCCGTCCTTGCTGACGAAGTCGACCGTGATGCGGTTGTTCCGGTACTCGTTGATGATCCGGATCACCGACAGGTGGACCTTGTTCACCTCGAACCGCGGCTTGTTCTCGAACTGGGTGCCAAGCGGTCCCTCCCACTGGGCGCCGGCGATCGAGTAGAAGCGCCGGTCGGTCAGGCACTGCTTGCGCTCCTCCCGCACAGCGGACTGCACGCGGTTGAACTCGTAGCGTGCGCGTTCGTGCACGCCCCTGAGTCGTTCTTCTGTGGTTTGCCTGGACATATCTGTCACCTGTTGAAATGGCTGACGACCGGGATAGGCGCAACAGCCTTACGGTCAGGTTTCGTACTCACGATCGCGGGGAACAGTTCCGACAACACCCAGATCGCGGCGTCCGCGCGGTTTGGGCTGCCGGTGCCGGTGTAGCCGGTGGTGGTCAGGCCGCAGAGCTCGTCTTCGAGTTTTGACATGATGCCGACGTGGCGCACTTTGCCCTGCTCATAGAGCGCCGAGAATGGCTCGGCCCTGACGTGCTTGCCGCGGCTCGCCGTGACCTTCTTGAAGTGCACTCTCGTGCCCTCCACCGATGCGGCGGTCTGGATCGTGGCCCTGACCATCTCGCCACCGAAGTTCGCCTCGCCCACCACCACGTCCGCTTTGTGACGAACGTAGGCAGAGACTGCGATGCGGCCCCAGGTGGCAGGGCCGGCCTTCACCGACAGATCCTCCATCAGGTAGGCTACACCATCGACGCCAAGGCCGCCGACGTGGATTCCGATCTCATCGTTGTCGGCATTGTCTTCGTCGCCGCTGCCGGACGGGTCAACCCCGACGACCACGCGCACCATCTGCGGCAGAGTGCCGTCCAGGACCCGGTAACGGTCGATGATGGCTTCGTCGAACAGCGCACCAGGCGCCGCCTCGCCGAATTCGCCATCCTTGAAGCGGCGCTGCATGCGCGCCGACAGCTGCGACAGCATGCGCAGGTACTCCGGCGCCAGGTTCTCGCGGTTGTCGACCGGGTTCATCTGAAAACAGGCGTAGTCCGCCGGCTGTGACAGCGGCTGCTTGGTCTCCGGATCCACCTTCTGCTTGAAGACGCGGAACGTCCAGTGCGCTTTGGTGGGCGGGTTGCAGTCGTAGAACATGCGCAGCTTGAGCAGCTGCTCCAGCATGCCCTTGACCACCTGCATGACCTTCTGGCCCAGGCGCGTGATCAGCACCTGAATCGAGTCCCACGCGATCTGCGAACACTCGTTCGGATAGATCGTCACGTACTCCTTGCCGAGGATCTTCTCCAGGCGCTCCTTGTCGTCGAGGCCTGCGAACCAGATCTCACTGCCATTGGGCAGCGTCACGTACCAGTCCGACTTCGACAGGTTGTACTTGACCCGCGGGAAGCAGCGCTTCATCACGGCCGGGAACGTGTCCAGGATGATGGAGCTCTTCAGGTGGTTGAAGCGGAAGCGGCAGATCAGGTGGCGCGAGCCAGGGGCCTTGAGCGCACGGGCGACGATGTTGCGCACGATCAGGAACGTCTTGCCGGACCGGCTGCCGCCGAACAGCATGACGTGGGTGGCATCGCTGGTGCAGACCTCCTGCGCCTCGTCCTGCTTCGCCGTGAAGCGGAACGGCTGCATGACATCGCTGACCGTCTCGGCAACCGCGTTCACAGCTTCTCGTCCTTCGAGCTGAGTTCGACAGACAGCGCCCCACCATCCAGGCCCGTGACCTCGGTGCGCTGCAGCTTCGGGATGTGGTACTCGATGGCGCGCAGGTAGAGATCAGCAGCCTTGGCCGGATCCTTCCTGGACGTGCGCGAGATCCACTGCTCAAACTTCGCGGCGTTCTTCTGCGCGAACAGCGCGATCGCGGCACGCACATCGGTAGTCGCCTTGTTCGGGACGCCCTTGCGCGAACCGCCGCCTGTCTTTTTGCCTCTTGCCATAGCTGAATCTCAGTTCCGCCGCTGGCCGGACGTGATGATGTCGAGCACCGCAGAGTCGATGACGGCGCGAATCGTTGGCCCCATCATCACGCGATCGCCGTACTGGCAGACCCATGTGCGCTGCCACTGGTTGTGCTGCAGCGTGTCGTGCGTGGCGACGCATAGCCCGTAGTCGTTCAACGCGTCGAGGCGCTCGGTGTCGGTCATGGATCCGCCGTCCGCGATACTTCCACCACCGGTAGCGCCGTGTTGGCGTCGAACTCGCAGGCGATGGCCACGCCCTCCGCGGCCGTGCGTCCCAGGTGCATCGCTGCGATGGCGAAGTCACGGCCGGAGCCGATCGCCCAATGCTTGCGCGGCAGTGGCCAGCGGATCAGGTTGCTCTGGATCACCCACGCACCATCACCATCGATCAGGATGCCGGTGTAGTCCTTGTCGAGCACGGGCTGCTCCGGATCTTCGTGCCGCGGGCCTCGCAAGCCCCCTGTCTCGAGCCATTGCTTGACCTGGAAGTGATCCTCAGCGAAACCGGAGCTCGCCAGCAGGCGGCCGTCCTCGAGCTTCACCGCCTTCGTGCAATGTCCAACCAGATTCCCGAACGTGACCTGGGAGTCTGCAGCCAGGGTGTGGCCATCCCACGCGACGGTAGTCATCGCAGCACCAGCAGGACGATCCACAGGACCTTGCAGCCAAGGTGCAGCACCTGGTCCTGGCCGAAGGTGATGCGGCCGCTGCATTTGGCGCAGTCGATGGCCGCGTGCGCCACGAGCTCAGCCACGAACAACACCCACCAACCGGTGATGACGTACACGCCGCCGGCGTGGATGGCGCAGTGAGCGCCCATGCACCATGGCCAGATTGCCTCCAGATCCCGCACCTGGTTGCGATTGACCGGCGGATACGGATTCTTGTTCGCGGCCAGGAAGTCGCCCTGCAATGGGAAGTCCGCGAGGAAGTGCCAAAGCAACAGCAGGATGAAGAGGTTGATCATGAGCAGTCGACCTCTCGCAGCTCCCAGCGCCCTTTCGAGTTCTTGCGCCAGCCATGCACGAGGATCCGGATGCCGGCCTTGCGCAGATGCGGAGCAGCGTCGCTCTCGGCGATCTTCGCGACGCGGCTCGCGACATTGCTGCCGCTCGTGGCCTGCACCGCGACGATGTCATCGCCCACGGCCAGGACATCCACGATGCCGAACAGGTCCTGGCGGATCCGCGCGTGCGGGTTCCACTTCTCCGTCACGGCAACGAGCGGATATCCGCGCTTGCGCAGCTCGGCGAGGGAGCGCTGGGTGGGCGACGCGGCCATGTTAGTTCCAGATCCCCAAACGATCTGACAGGACAACGGCGTACTGACGCATGAGCGATGCTTGCTTCCGCAGCAGGCCTGACTGTTCAACGGCGAGTGCACTGAACGCCTCCGAGTCGATGAACTTTTCCAGCTTGCCGAGGCGCTCATTCAGCTGAGCCAACTCCAGTTCCACGCGCTGCTTCGGCGTGTCGATCGGCTTGTAGGCCCGCTCGAACACGTCCTGGGGTGACCAGCTGATGTAACCGGTGTGGTCCTGGTGATTGCGCGCCCCGCCGTCGATGTACTCGACGAGCTGGCCGGCGTCTTCCGAATTCTCGTCTGCCGGCAGCTGCCAACCGCGATAGGCGTTGTACTCGCCGCGGGTCATGGGCCGCGCAAGGATCTCCTTGGTGCCGAGGTATTTGTTCATGCGTCGTCTCCAGGTGGTGGTGATCAGTTCAGCGAACGGTTGCGGCCGCGGCCACTGCGCGCGCGCCGACCGGGTTTGCCGGTGGCTGGCTGCTCGCCGGTGCCGTGCGTGTTGAGCGGCAGATCCTTCTGCGCTTCCGGGTGGTCCGCGCGGATCTCGACCTCGATGCCATTGCCGATGCGCTCGATCAGCTTCACGAGCTTAGCGTTGAGCGGCGGCTCACCATCGACCGTCAGCGAGAGCGTCGTTGCGCCACTGGCCTCCTCGTCGGCGATGTGCAGCGTGACCTTCGAGATCTTGGCCTGCTTGATCTCGATCATCTCGGCGCCGAGCGAGTGGTACAGCACCACATGCGCGCCCTCGAACTTCAGGCCTTTGAGCTCGAACTTCTTCAGCAGCCTGAGCGATGGACCGTCGGTGCCGTGCAGCAGCTGCCAGGCGTGCGCATCCTGGAACAGCGCATTGAACTCGGCCTCGTCGACCTCGATACCCTCGAGCTGGACCTTCAGGGTCCGCGATTCAGGTTTCGCGTCCTGGGCCTCGTTGTGCTTGCCGGCGAACTTCGGCCCCAGGCGACAATCGCGCTGCGTGATCGTGATCATGCAAATAACTCCTCGGCTTCGTGTGCAGACGTCTGCAGTGGTGGTGCGCGGTCAGTGCGCAAGTGGCGAAAGCCGCGTGCGATCTCATCGCAGCGGCGCTGGACGTAACGGTGCTGGCCGATGGTCCGGCCGTCGCGGCGATCCTGCTGCTCGAGCTCGTTCAGCAGCGCCAGCAGTGGCGGACCCAGCGTGTCCTTGTTCGCGATCAGCACAGGCTCGAAGCTCGTGACGGTTTGGCCGAACACGGCGCAGGCCTCGTGCACGATGCAGCTGCGCCAGTAGTCGCGGACGTGGTTGCGCGCAGGTCCACCATCCGGCAAGTCCTGGCGAGGTTTCTCGTCCTTCGGTCGCAGCTCGAACGGTTTCGGGAAGAACTTTCCGTGCCGCTGGTGCGACTTCGCGCAGGCCTCGACGATCTCGATCGGCAGATCGCGCAGCGCGTTCCAGTACGCCTGCACCATCGCGTCCTCGAGCTTGTCGCGGTTGAACAACCCGGCTGTGGTATCCAGCAGCGCGCGGAACCGGTCGAAGTCAGGCGTGTGCATGCGCGGCCTCCGGTTCGTCGTCAGGGCGCCAGGTGCGCACAGGTTCGGGTTTCACGGGCTTGATCGGCGCGGGTGCCTCCCACTCGCGGGCCCAGTACGGCTCGCCCTGCTGGTGCGGCTGGAACCAGCGCTGCGGTGTCGGGACTTTGCTCGGATCGCTATAGCCGCCGGCGTCGGCGAATGCGCGAAAGCCGGTCAGGCGTCGACGCAGATCCGCTTCGGTTGCCTTGCCCATCCCGACGATGCCCATCGCGCTGTGCAGCGCGGTCACGAGATCTCGGCGATGGGCTGTTGCCGGGTAGGTCTCCGCCAGGAACCGCTCGAAGTCCGGTGAGAGCGCCGGAGGCGCATCGGTCGCACCTGGTCGCTGTTTGCGATCCGCGCGCGCGTCCGAGGTACGTACAGGATTGGGATTGGTGTCTGGTGTCTGGGGACTGGGAAGTGGGACTGGTGTCTGGGTAGCCGTAGCAGGCGTTGCAGGTGCCGTTGCAGGTGAATGGGCCTGAAACGTTTCAGGTGGCGTTTCAGGTCCGTTGCAGAAACGTTCATGCAGGCGTTTCAAATCCTCCATCTTGATGTTCCAGTTCGGGGCCTGACCGACGGCCCGCAACGCCTCGAATAGCCTTGTGCGCTCCTCGCGGTGCCGTTTGAGGCGACTTTCCTCATTGGCGCGCTTGGCCTGGCGCTCCGGCTCGCCGGCCTGGTACTTGGCGATCTCCTCGTCGCAGCGATCGTTGTGCCAACCGTCCTCACGCAGCACGAAGAACTCGCGCAGCATGGCTTGCACTGCGGCGCGCTCAGGTGGTGTGCGTGCGCCGACCAGGCGCTGCACGTCCTTCACATCGCGTGGCAGGGGTCGCTCGGTTGCGTAGACCTTGCGGATCAGACGGCTGTAGGCAGCGTCCTCGACAAAGGACAGGTGCGCCGTGGCCTCGGCGTAGTCGCCCAGGTGGTGCTCGTAGTAGTTCATGCAGCCGCCAGATAAGAGTTTGCCGACGGCTCAGTGGCGCGCAGTCCTACATGTACAGGCCAAAAAAAAGGCCGACAGCATGACAATTCCTCCGACCCGGCTTGGCGCGTCCGCTGCTCGGACTGACCAGGCATCGAAATGACCTGGCCCATGGGACGGAGGAAAACTCTGGATGTACGCAGGCCGGCCGCGCGATGGAAGGAAACGTGGCCGTCGTACTGACCCCACCCGGGGTGTTCCACGGCTCGCAGGCATCGCCGCCGGCACTGCAGGGTTGTTTCTCGTCGCATCACTCCTGCAGTTGACGCGTCCGCGTTCCCCGTTTTCACGGCCGGCACGGCTCCGGGTTGGCTGTCAGCTCCGGATATCAAGGCAGCAGCTCCCACGCGCGCTGCAGGTGCTCGCGTTGCTGCCGGTCGAAATACATTCGGTGCGAGATCTCGGCTGCGTCGCCTTCGAGTACCTGGACAGGCTCGAAGTCAACGACGTCACCGATGGGGACTGAGCCCACCAGACGCTTCTCCTGGTGCTCGAAATAGTTGGGTGCGGTGCGCTTCACTTGCTGCGGCCCCCGCTGTCCCTGCGATGTCCACCAGCGTCCCCCGCCGGTCCACCGGTGTCCCTCATGTGGGCACGGCCGTCCCTGATGTAGGCCTCGCCGCGGGCCAGCGCCGTCAGTACGTTGGCGGCATGGATCTTCTCTTGCGCCTTTGCATGCAGCGCGTCCCGGACGATGTCCTGGGCGCTGCGACCCGTGGTGTGCACCTCGGCAGACAGCCATGCGCGCGTCTCCGCGGTGATCTTCAGCCGTTTCAGGTCGACGAGGTCAGCGCTCATGCGTCACGCCCTGCGTTCGCGCGGCTGCGCATCGAGCAAGCGGTCAATGGGTACCCCAGTCTTGTTCGAGATCTCTTTCAGCCTGCGGCCGGTCGGAAATTGCTCACCACTCAACCAGCCGGACACGGTTGGCTGAGAGACGCCCATCTCTGCGGCGAACGCGGACTGGGTGATGTTGTGTTGATGTAGGTACTGCCGAAGTGCATCCATGCGCCGAACTATAGGCTATTCCGATATCTTGGCAATAGGTTATCCCGATTTTCGTTTGCGGCACGCTGCTGGCATGCGGAAAACGGTGAAGAGAACGTTCCTGGACAGAGCTCTAGAGGCCTATCGGGAGCGATACAAGGACAAGGCGACGCAAGCGAAGGTGGCAGCTCTGGTCGGCAAGAAGCAGCCTTCCGCTGCCGAATGGGGTCAACCAGGCCGCTTTCCGGAGATGGGCGCTGTCACGGAATTGGCAGAAAAACTGGGAGTCGCAGTTGAATGGCTGCTCACTGAGCGCGGCCCCAAGCATGTTCCGCCGGTGGACAAGGACGCGCAGGCCCTCTGGACACTGTGGCCCCGGCTGGACGAATTAGGTCGAGCGCGAGTTGTGGCATACGCCGAAACACGCGTCGACGAAGGCGAAGACGGTTCCGGCTCGTCCGTCGGAGCCCATCTTTAGCCGAACTCTCACCCATCAGGAAATTCTGAGGTTGCTAGGAGAAGACGTCTGATCTTCGTCAAAATGGGGAAATCCATGGCTCTTGGAAGGGGCAAATAACACGCATGGTCTCGGAAGGATTCCGGAGGCTGATTTCACTTATTCGCGCACTGACGGTAATCGGGACGGTTACCTGTCTTTGTGTTGCGGCGGCGGAGTTGCGACGAAACCTCGACGAGGCGGGGGCAATGTTGGGGGCGGCCGCATTCGTTGCGGCCGTCGGATTTACCACAGCGTGGCTGATCGAGGGCTTTGCTACGCGGCGCCCGAAATAACCTACGTCACAAAATATCGGTTTAGCCTATTGACACGTTTATAGGCTAAATCGATACTCCCTCTCCACCGGTTCACCGAACCACTGGAGAGAGCGATGCCGAACACGTCCCCTGCCGCAGCCACCCAGCCGCGCTTCATCAAGGTTTCCGACACTGGCCTGCTGCTGCCGAGCACCGCAGCCGAGTGGTCCGGGGTCTACATCCCCGCCATCGAGCTCACCGTGGCGCGGCGCATCCTGCCCATCCGCGGTGACTTCACGCTCGCCAACAAGGCCTGCGCTGAGCAGGACCTGTGCGGCGCCAAGGCTGTGCGCTCCGTCGATGCGCGCGAGTTCTTTAACCACCTGCAGGACTTCGATCGCTACGGCCCGTGCCTGGATCCGGAGTTCTTCACGATCGACGATCCATGGCAGTGGATCTGGACCAGCACTGAATGCGCCCCGCGCGGCTACGCGGTCGCGGTCTACCTCTACGTCGGCAATGTCTGCCGCCTTCGCCAGAGCAATCTCTGCTCGGCTCTGCCGTGCCGCCCCGGTCAGATCACTGGGTCTTTGGTACCGGAGGCCGCGTGAACACGCAGCTGACGCCGACCGTGGTTACCACCGTGGATCAGCGCGACGCCCACCTGGTGCGCGAGATCCTCGAGGCCGGCCGCATCCTGCAGCACGCCACCAACCGGGCTGAACGCTATGTGCGCATCGCACGTCTGCGCTGGTACAGCGCGCAGGCCGCGCTCGCCGAAGCCCGGGCGATGGAGGCCGCATGACCTCCCTCGATCGCCTCATGCCGGAGGACGTCGCTAGCTACGACTGGAAACGGTCTGACTACGACGCCGATCGCGCGGATGCGCTCAACGATGACGCGTTCCTCGAGGTGCCGCACACCAAAGTCCCGGTGACCAACGAGCTGATCGAGGCCCTGCAACGCGCGACCTCGCGCCGCGAGATCACAGGGAGCCACCACATCGAACTGCTGGCGCTGCAGGTGCAGCTGCAGTGCGCGCGCCGCAACGCGCAGCGGCGGACAGCATGAAGTCGCAGCTCCGGATCGTGCAGATGTCCCGCGACCTGCGCACCGGCGAGCAGTTGGCGCGCGGCGCCGCGATCGCCCAAGAGCAGGCAGACCAGCTCCTGCAATTCGAATTCGAGCGCCGCGTGCGCGCGAACCTCGAGCAGCGCAAGGCCGATGGCCGCTACCACCCCGAATCTCTCCTGGAGACACGCGCATGAGTGCCGTACTCGCTCAACCCATTCCCCGCAACCAAGGTCTCGGCGCGTCCGATGCCGCTGCGGCTGTCGGCCTGTCGAAGTGGCAGACGCCCTACGAGCTCTGGCTGGAAAAGACTGGCCAGTCGAAGAGCGACTTCGATGCCGAAGCGCTGCCGATTGCCATGGGCAACGCGCTGGAGCCAGTGGTGCTGGCGCATTTCACAAAGCGCACCGGCCTGTCCGTCAGCCGCCGGCAGGAGCAGGTCGTGGATCCGTCCTGGCCGACACGCTGGGTGACGCTCGACGGTGTCGCGAGCGATGGCGTGCCCATCGAGGCGAAGAGCGCGGGTTTCGCCGACCCCGCCGAATGGGGCGACGAGTACGAGGACGATGCAGTGCCGATGCAGTACTACCTGCAGGCGCAGCACAACATGGCGTGCACAGCCGCAGACCTGGTCTACATGCCGCTGATCGTTCTGAACCGCCAGTTTCGCCTGTACCGGGTTCGCCGCAACGACGAGGTCATCGCCAAACTGACAGACGGCGAGCGCCTGTTCTGGCAGTGCGTCGAGGCGCGCGTCGCCCCTGATCCGGTGAGCATCGATGACGTGAAGCTGCGCTGGCCGAGCGATTCCGCCGGCGAGCTCATGGCCTCAACCGACATCGCCGCCGCGGTGGCCGAGCTGCAGGACAAGCGGATGCGCGCGAAAGGCATCGAAGCGGACATCGACGCCCTGGAACTGAAGGTGAAGGCCTTCATGGGCGAGCACGGCGTGCTGATTCCACCAGGTGGAGGCAAGACGCTGATCACCTGGAAACAGGCGAAGCCATCCCGCGTTCTGAACGCCGACAAGTTGCGCGCCGCGCATCCCGCCATCTACAGCCAGTTCGAATTCGAGCGCCCGGGCAGCCGGCGCTTTCTCGTCAAGTAATCAACGAAGGAACACCACATGTCCGCAGCAGAAGAAAACGTCCGCGAAATGACCGGCGACCAGTCGATGGTTTCGATGGTCAGCAACGCCGAGATCAGCCAGCAGATCGCAACCGCCCACGCATACCCGCGCAGCCTCAAGAAATTCCGTGCGCAGTGCCTCGAGATGGCGACGCTGACCGAGCAGATCGCCGATGAGTGCATCTATGCCCTGCCCCGCAAAGAGGGCGGCGTCACGAAAATGATCGAAGGACCAAGCGCCCGCCTGGCCGAGATCGTCGTCAGCGCATGGGGCAACTGCCGCGCCGGCGCACGCGTCATCGAGGAAGGTCGCGAGTTCGTCGTGGCACAGGGCGTGTTCCATGATCTGGAGCGCAACTCGGCCATCACCTATGAGGTGCGCCGGCGCATCACCAACCGCGAGGGTCGTCGCTTCTCCGCGGACATGATCTCGGTCACCGCGAATGCGGCGTGCTCGATAGCGCTGCGTAATGCAGTGTTCAAAGGCGTTCCGAAGGCGTTCTGGAACGACATCTACGACGCTGCGCGCAAGACCGTCGCCGGCGATTCGAAGACGCTCGCCAACCGCCGCAGCGAAGCGCTGCAGCACTTCCAGAAGCTCGGCGCCACCCAGGAGCGGATCCTCGCGACGCTGGGCGTGGCGGGCATCGAGGACATCTCGCTCGACCACCTGACGACGTTGCGCGGCCTGGCCAATGCCGTGAAGGAAGGCGAGCTCACCGTCGAGGAGGCCTTTGCGCCGAAGGAAGCTACGGCACAGGCGGGCGCGACAACCTCACGTGCCGACGCCGCGAAGACTGCACTCGGCGCCGCTGGCACAGCAGCAAGTCCTGGCGCGGGCGCCGCCTCTGGCAAGGAATCACCGGCCGCAGTCGCCGATAGCGACTACATCGCGATGTACGACGTGAAAGGTGCGCAGGGCCTGATCAAGGCCGCGAAGACACCGGAGTCCCTCGAAAAGGCGTGGAAGTCGGTCGTCGATGACTTCCGGCTCAGCAACCGCGAGCTGCCCGTCGAACTCGACGGCGCCTACACCGACCGCAAGGCCGCGCTGAGCCAGCTGTAACCAGCGCTCGCACTACAGGAGTACACAACATGAAAATCATCGGTCTGCAGGTTGAGAACTTCAAGCGGCTGGTCGCCGTGAACATCAAGCCGGATCGTTCGCTCGTCGAGATCCGCGGCCGCAATGGCCAGGGCAAGACCTCGGTGCTCGACGCGATCTGGGCAGCGCTCGGTGGCAAGGCTGCGGCACCCATCAAGCCCGTCCGCGCCGGCGCCGAGGAAGCGCGCATCAGCATGGATCTCGGCGAGCTGAAGATCCTGCGCGTCTTCAAGAATGGCTCGGACGGCACCGTGACCACCAGCCTGTCGGTGACCGCGGCCGACGGCGCGAGGTACGGCAGTCCGCAGACGATGCTCGATAAGCTGGTGGGCGCCCTCTCATTTGACCCGCTGGAGTTCACGCGGATACCCGCGAAAGGACAGTTCGACCAGCTGAAGCAGCTGGTCCCCGGTGTGGACTTCGACAAGCTGCAGCGCCAGCACGAGGGCGACATGGAGGCGCGGCGCGACATCAACCGCCGGGCAAAAGATGCACGCTCTGCTGCCGGGCAGATCGTGTTGCCGAGCGCGGGTCCCTTCGAGGCTGTTGACGAATCAGCCCTTGTGGCTGAACTGGAACAGGCTGGCGAGACAAACATCGACCTGCAGCGCCGCCAGCAGAACCGCGCGAACGCCGTGGAGCTCGTCGCGACGAAAGGCAAGGAGGCTGATGCGCTTGATGCGCGCGTCGCCACACTGCTCGAGGAAGTCGAGGAACTGAAGAACCGGGCAGAAACCAAGCGCGCCGAGGCCTTGGAGCTGCAGGAGAAGATCGCCAACGCCGAGCCGCTGCCGGATCCAGTGGATACCACAGCGATTCGCGGCCGAATAGACGCAGCTCGTCGCGCTAACGAGACCGCGAAGCTGGCACAGACGAAGGCCGACCATATCGCGCGTGCCGTCGACCTGGAGAAGCAGGCCGACGAGATCACCGTCCGCATCGATCAGCGCCAGGCTGGAAAGATCGAAGCCATCGCGGCGGCGAACATTCCCGTGCCCGGCATCAGCTTCGGGGACGGCGAGATCCTGCTAAACGGCGTACCGTTCAACCAAGGCAGCGACGCAGAGCAGCTGCGCGCATCAATCGCTATCGCGGCGGCGATGAACCCCGAACTGCGCGTCATACGTGTCCGTGATGGCTCGCTGCTGGATGCGGACTCATTGAAGCTCGTCGCCGAGTTCGCGGAAGCCAATGACCTCCAGGTGTGGGCGGAGATCGTCGACAGCAAGGGCGAGACCGGCATCCTCATTGAGGATGGCGCGATACGTTCGGTCAAAGCGTCCGAAGCCGGAGCTGCGGCATGAAGGCGCTCGTCTACGACACCGAGACCACCGGCCTGCCGCTGTTCAGCGAGCCCAGCGAGGATCCGCGCCAGCCGCATATCGTGCAGCTGGGCGCGTGCCTAGTCGATGTCGACACCCGCAAAGTGCTGTCGAGCATCGACGTCATCATCCGGCCCGCAGGCTGGGAGATTCCGGCCGAAGTCGCGCAGATCCACGGAATCACGACTGAGCGCGCGCTCGATGAGGGAATTCCGGAAGCACTCGCGATCGCGGCCTTCATGGAGCTGTGGCGCAACAGCAGCGTACGCGTTGCCCACAACGAGCAATTCGATGCACGGATCATGCGCATCGGCCTGATGCGCCATCCGTACACGGTGAGCCCTGACACCTGGAAGGAATCCCCGGCCGAGTGCACGCAGCGCCTGGCGACACCGATCCTGAAACTGCCACCGACTCCGAAGATGGTCGCAGCCCGGATCCGCTCGCCGTACAAGTCCGCGAACCTTGGCGAGGCTTATCAGTTCTTCACCAGGCAGCCGCTGGTCGACGCTCACAGCGCAATGGCCGACGTGCAGGCCTGCATGGCCGTCTGGTTCGCCATCAAGGATGCGGCCTGATGTCCACGGAAGAAATGACCGACTCGGAGATGTGGCGCGCCCATAAGGAGCAGGGCCAGGCCAAGCGCGCCAGCAACCGGGAGAACTCTGCCCGCCTGCTCACCGAGGCCGGCATTCCCTTCGAGTCGAAGAACAACGGCGCTCACCTGGTCGTCGCCGGTTACTTCGATTTCTGGCCCGGCACCGGGCTGTTCATGGCTCGCGGAAGCAAGACGAAATCCTACGGCGTGCGCAATCTCATTGAGCGCGCCAAAGCGAGGGGCGCATGTTGATTCTCACGCGTCGCGTTGGCGAGGCAATCGTCATCGGTGATGACGTCACCGTGACTGTGCTCGGCGTGAAGGGCAACCAGGTGCGAATCGGCGTGAACGCGCCGGCTTCCACCACGGTGCACCGCGAAGAAATCGCTGAGCGGATCCGGGCTGAGCGCAGCCCTTCGTCCGGCAATGGCCCGGCTCTGACCGACGCCGACATTCCCTACTGATTTTCCACACAAGGACCTGACCATGTACAAGCTGACGAAGCTCAATGCCGACCTGTCCGTCGCAGCTGACCAGACTGCGACCGATCACCCCATCCTGCACCTGCAGCGCGAGATCTACGGCCACCAGGTCGCGATCCTGTTCGCGACCGTTGCACCGCCGAAGGACCTGAGCTGGCAGGCCGCGAACACCTGGTGCCGCGAACAGCGCGTCGGCGGATTCGAGGACTGGGACTCGACGACTCCCGAAGGCGCGCAGCTGCTGATCAACCACGCCCGCACGGAATGGCCCCTGGTCGACCCGTCCTATCTGCCGAACCACGCTGGCAAGTGGGTCTGGACAAAGGCTGAGGACCTGACGCCCCCGCGCGGCTGCGCGTTCGCGGTCATCCTCAACTACGGCGGTGTCTACCGCGATCGCCAGAGCAATCACTACTCGGCTCTGCCGTGCCGCCCCGGTCAGATCCTGGTTGATCGGTAAGTAGAACCACGCCGATGCTAGCGGAACGCACGGACCTGCCGGATGTGGTGAAGGCTGCGCAGCGCATGCTGGCTGAGATCCAGCTGGCTGTGCGTCAGTTCCCACGCATGCACCGATACGACATCGGCGCGCGGCTGCTCGACAGCGCCGAGCAGATCTGTGTGCAGCTGCTGCAGTCCTGGCATCAGAGGCATCGGCGTCTCACCGTCGCCCAGGCTGCATCCGACGAGCTCGACCAATTGAAGGTCCGGATCCAGCTTGGGCATGACGTGCAGGCCTGGCGCAGCTACGCCCAGGCGCAACACGTCTACCGACTCGCCACCGAAGTCGGCCAGCAGTGCGGAGGTTGGCTGCTGGAGTTACGCAACAAGGGCCAGAATGCGCCGGCGTCGCGCCGGACGCAGCGTGCCCCGACACTGAGTTCCCCGGTCGCCTCTCCTGCGGGGGCCAATCTGTGACGACGCCAGGCTACCAATCCGGATGCCTGGCAGGGTCCCAAGTATCGGGGATAGCGGTAGCCCCGCGCGGCTACGCGATCGCGGTCAACCTCAACAACGGCAATGTCAACCGCAATCACCAGAGCAATCACTACTCGGCTCTGCCGTGCCGCCCCGGTGAGTGTCAGGGCGTAACTCCTCGTCAACTCCGCACTGCCTGGCGGGCTGCTCGCCGCGGCAAACAGGCCACGTGGGAGCGGCTTTCCTTTGAAGCCGACTGGATGGGTCGGCTGATCGATCTCGAGGAACGCTTGAACGCCGGCACCTGGACGCCGGCAGCGCCGACAGTGCGAATCGAGAAGCATCCGAAGCTGCGGCAGATCCACGCACCGGAGTTCATCGATCGCGTCGTCCACTGGCTGGTGGTGGGCGCGATCGAGCCGGACTGGGAACGCGTGTTTGTCCACAGCAGCTACAGCAACCGCAAGGGAAAAGGCACGCACGCCGCGGTGCGACAGTTGCACCGCTATGTGCGGCAGGTGCACAGCGGCCAGGGTGGCGGGTTCTATCTGCAGCTGGATATCCGCAGCTATTTCCTGAGCATCAACCGACGGCGCGCGTACGCGATGCTCAAGGCGCGAATGGAGCGTGCCAACGTGCCCTGGGCGATCCGCAAGGCCGTCCACGCCCTGCTGACGCATCCGGTCAGCCGCACTGGCGTGCGCTGGGCCTGCTCGAAGGCCGAGCGGGACGCCGTGCCACTGCACAAGCGCCTCGAGAACGCTGCGCCCGGATGCGGCCTGCCGATCGGCAACCTCTTCAGCCAGTTCGTTGGCAACGCCTATCTCAATCAGTTCGACCAGTTCGTGAAACACGTGCTGAAGGTCGAGCGTTACGTGCGCTATGTCGATGACATCGTGCTGGTTCACCACAGCCGCGAGCAGCTGGAGGCCTGGCGCCTGCAGATCATCCAGTTTCTGCGCGATGAGCTCGCCCTCGAGCTGAAGCCAGAGCAGAAGCTGCGGCCACTGACCGATGGCATCGACTTCCTGGGCTACATCGTCCGACCCACGCACCTGACGGTGCGCCGGCGCGTGATTTCCCACTGCCGCGCAAAGCTCGCCCAGTTCGAGCGCTGCGGCGCTGACCCGGCGCGGATCCGCAGCACATGGGCCAGCTACGAAGGCCACTTTCGCCATGCCCGCAGCTATCGATTGCGGCAGCGCATCCATGCTCGCTTCCCCTGGCTCGCCCAGATTCTCAACCCGTCCGAGGATCCCCATGCAACCTGAATTCCGCCATGTGGAGCTGTCGCGGCTCTGCGTATCCTCAACCCTCTCCCAGATCGAACGTCGAGAGCACCTGGACAAGAAGGCGATCACCGAACTCGCCGAGAGCATCGCTACCGTCGGCATTCTGCAGCCCCTGGTCGTGCGTCCGTTGACCGACGGGCCGCACGCCAAGGGCTTCACCTTCGAGATCGTCGCCGGTGAGCGCCGCTTCCTGGCTGCGAAGCAGGCGAAGCTCGAAACCGTCCCCGTGAACGTGCGCGATCTCACCGATGGCCAGGTGCTCGAGGTGCAGCTCGTCGAGAACCTGCAGCGCGAAGACGTGCACCCGATGGCCGAGGCTGAAGGTTATGAAGGCCTGCGCAAACTCGGCCGCAGCGCCGACGAGATCGCCGACAAGGTCGGCAAGTCGAAGGCCTACGTCTACGCCCGCATGAAGCTGCTGGAGCTCGTGCCCGCTGCACGGAAGGCCTACTACGCCGGCAAGCTGACAGCGTCCACGGCGCTGTACATCGCCCGTGTGCCTAAGAGTCTGCAGGATCAGGCCACGAAGGAAATCACGCAGCCCAGATGGGGCGGCGACCCGATGAGCGCCAGGCAGGCATCGGAACACCTTCACCAGAACTATATGCTGAAGCTGTCCGGCGCCGGATTCAAGACGGAAGACGCGGACCTGGTCCCTGCCGCCGGCGCGTGCGGCGCATGTCCGAAGCGCACCGGCAACCAGCCTCAGCTCTTCGGCGACGTGAAAGGTGCAGACGTCTGCACGGATCCAGTGTGCTTCAAGCAGAAGATCGCGGCGCACGCGGAGCGTGCGATCGCCGCGGCCGCCGAGAAAGGGCAGAAGGTCATCGCCGGCAAGGAAGCGGAGAAGATCACCAAGCACGGCACCGAGAGCTACGACCTGGAGCGCGCTGGCCTGCTACGTCTGGACGCCCGCGACTACAGCGGCAAGGGCACTTACCGCCAGACGCTCGGCAAGGCCTATGTGCCGACGCTGCTGCAGGATCCAGAATCCGGCAAGTTGATCGAGGTCGCACCGGCCAAGGACGTGGATGCCGCCCGGGGCGACAAGAAGGCCAGCGGCAGCAGCCGCGAGTCGCAGCGCCAGGCTGCCGAGCGCCGCGCCGGCGAACAGAAACACAAGGCGGCGATCGCCTACCGCGTGGCGCTGCTCAAGGCGATACATGCCGACAGCGCGAAGCTCAAGTCATTTGTCCGCGAGGACTACAACCAGGTCGCCGATCGCCTGTTCGATCGCCTCGACCACGACTCGAAGAAGCGCTTGTTCGTGGTGCTCGGCTGGGAGCCCAAGAAGTCACCGCACCATGCTGGCGCTGTCCTGGATCTGCCGACGCCATTTTCGAAGATGACGCTCGAGCAGCTGCTGCAGTTCATCCGCGTCTGCTCGCTCGCGCACGAGCTGCAAGTCTGGCAGCACGGCGGTGCATCGAAGCCGAAGGACATGGAGGCCGCGGCCGAGATGCTCGGCGTGGACCCTGCGAAGATCAAGCGCGAGCTCGATGCGGCGGCTAAGACCAAGGCAAAGTCGAAGGCCAAGAAAAAGGCAGGCAAGAAGTGACCACGCCCGCCGAGATCCTGCTGTCCCAGCATCTGCGGGGCATTGCCGAAGGCCTGGACGCAGCCCTGCAGAAGTTGTGCGGTGAACGCATGGGCTTCGTGCTGATCGTTCGCCCATTCCAGCAGACGGACGCCCACGCGCAGTACGTCTCGAACGTCGAGCGCCCGCATTCCATCGATCTGATCCAGGCGCTGCTCGAGCGCTGGCAGCAGCAAGCCCCTGACATTCCGCATCACCTGAGGAACTGAACATGAGCGAGAAGAAATGCACCGACTGCAAGCGCACCAAGCCCCTCGGAGAATTCCGGGCCGTGTCGTCGATGATCCAGGAGAAACCAGGCTACGCCGGCGACGGCTTCTCCGACTGCTGCAAGGCCTGCGTGCGAAAGAAGTCGAAGGCCACGCGCGCCGCCAGATCTGCGGATAAATCGGGGGGGGGTGCCGCCTCGGCAGACACGCCGACGGACAACGCGCCGCGGCTGCACGTCGGCATGCAGCTGGGCTTCCGAGCTCACTACAACGGCACGGACGTCGTGATCGAGCAGGACAGTGGCGAAGGCAAGTCGACGATCTGGCTGTCGCTGCACGAGGATGCGCGTCTGGGCGAGTTTGCAGGCAGCCTCGCGCAGAAGGCGGCCGCGCTGCCGGCGCCGGCGGTTGAGGCCTGATCATGGCCCACATCAGCCGCTACCGCGCCTGCTACCCGACGCTGCACGAGATTGCGGCGTTGCGCGTGCTCGCCCGCAAGGACAACGCCTATGCCCGCGAGGTCTCGCACGGCAGCCGAGGGAAGATCCCGATCGACCAGATCTACATGATCCTGAAGCGTCTGCGCGCGAAGGGCACCATCGAAGTACTGCCTGAGCCGCGTGTTCCCCCAGAGGGAGGCCTGCCGCAGAAGCTCTATCGCATCACGCGCTTCGGCCGCCGCTGCATCAAGGCCATGGACATCCTGGAGGGCAAATGAGCGACAGCTACCAGGCTATTTATGACGCCGTTCGCAGCAGAATCAGTGGCGGCAATATCGCCGATGCTGTCGCGGAAGCTTGCCGCAACGCCTTCGACATTTCGCACCAGGTGGCCTGCATCACGCAGGAGCTCAGTGCTGCCGCGTACTCCATGGGCGAGCCATCAGCCATCTACAGGCCATCCCTGACCGTCGATGGCGACCACTGGTGTGCGCTCTATGGATCAGACCTGCAGAGCGGCGTGTCCGGATTCGGAAAGTCTCCGGCGCTGGCAATCGCCGATTTCAACAAGAACTGGCACGCGGTACTGCCGGAGAAAGCGACGTGAGCGACACAGAGCACCTCAAGGCCGCCGCGGCGGTCGAGATCATCAGCAAGCGCTTCACCACGACAGCGGCCGCGCGCGCGAAGTATGCGGGCATCAAGCTTGCCGAATGGGAGACGTTGAAGGCCGAGCGCCAGGCGATCGTCGACATCCTGGGTAACCAGGACTGCGAGTGCGCGGAAGACGTGGACATGATGCATGTCGGCACTGATCGCTGCGCCGCCTGCCAGATCAGTTCCGCGATGGGCTTCGAAGTATGAGCTTCGAGGATCTCGAGGACGACGGCCGCAACGAAGCCGCTCACGAACGCCGCATCAAGCGCTGCAGGTCCTGCAACGCGAAGATCATCTGGCTGAAGACCGCTGGCGGCAAGAACATGCCCGTCGACGAAGGAACCGTCGAGGCCGGTGACTACGAGTTCGACAGCAAGCGCCACAAGAGCCACTTCGCCACCTGCGCGCAGGCTGATCAGCATCGGAGGCCGCGGTGAACCAGGACACTCCGATCACATTCGAAGCGCTGAGCTATGCGCTCTTCGATGTCGAACAGAACGCCGTGCTGACCACGGCGCATGGGAGCCTCGCCATCTTCAGCACGAAGGGAATGGCCGAGGCCTGGGTGAGGAGTTCGCGCCGGAACATCAGGGTCGTGCCAGTCCAGATCCAGCCGGTGGCGCCATCATGAGGTGCATCGACTGCGGCTGCTCGCACTACGAGCCCTGCCTTGATGTCGTCGCCGGCGGCCCGTGTGCCTGGCACTCTGAGGATCCACCGCTGTGCACTGCCTGCGCATTCAAGCGCGGCATCGTGCTGGCTTGGCGCGCGCCGCCGCCCTCCTTCGAGTGCGTGCCGCTCGTGGAGGTCGCGTGAAGCAACCGATCCCACCAGAAGCTCTCGCCCAGCACATCGCAGTGCTCGGCAAGACTGGCAGCGGCAAGACTTCCACGGCAAAGCTGATCGTCGAGCACGTCGTCGAGGAAGGCTCGCGCGTGTGCATCCTGGATCCCATCAAGTCCGACTGGTGGGGGCTCACGAGCTCGGCCGATGGCAAACGCCCCGGCCTGCCCTTCCAGATCCTGGGCGGTCCGCATGGGCACGTCCCGCTGCACGATGGCGCCGGCGCTGCGATCGGCGAGCTCGTCGCCGGCGGAAGTCTGCCGCTGTCGATCGTGGACATGGCCGAGTTCGGCCCGGGCGGTCAGTCGCGGTTCTTCGCTGCGTTCGCGCCGGCGCTGATGCGTCACATGCGCGGCGTGCTGTACCTCGTGATGGAAGAAGCCCACGAGTTCGCGCCGAAGGAGCGTGCTGGCCACAGTGAGGAGAACATGGCGCTGCACTTTGCGAAGAAGCTGGCCACCGCCGGCCGCTCGAAGGGCATCCGCCTGGTGGTCTGCACGCAGCGCGTCCAGGCGCTGCACAACGCAATCCTGGGTAGCTGCGACACGCTAGTGGTGCATCGGATGACGGCGCCGGCGGACCAGGCACCGGTGGTGACTTGGCTCAAAGGCACCGTGAAGGACAAGGCGCGCCGCGAGCAGATCGAGCAGTCGCTGCCGCAACTCAAGACCGGTCAGGGGTGGATCTGCAGCGGCGAGGCGCAGCTGCTCGAGCTAGCCCAGTTCCCGCGGATCCATACCTTCGACAACAGCAAGACTCCGGACCATGGCGATGACACCGCCCGGGTTGTCACTGCGGCTGTGGATGTGACGGCCCTGCGCAAGGCCGTCGGCGATGCCGTGAAAGATGCTGAGGACAACGATCCG